TGTTTTTTATCGGGAGTATCTATGTGAGATAGTAGGCGATGAAGACCAACTGTTTAAGGAATCTTATTTCAAATATTACAAGGGTAATTTAGAATATAATAAAGATAATGAAGCTTATATGCGGTTTGAAGAAAAAGATGGTAAGCCTTGTGAAGATTTAGTTCCCGTTAATATATTTATGGGAGTTGACCCAGCATCATCAACAAAAAGAACAGCAGACTACTCAACAGTTGTTTCTGTAGCAATAGATAAGCATAATAATAAATATGTACTTCCTTATTTTAGAAAACGCTCTACTCCTATGAATCTAGCTGATTCTATTATTAAGCAATTTAAAAAATATAAACCAACTAAAACACGCATTGAATCAGTGGGGTATCAAGAGATGTTACGTGAGTATTTACGTCAACAAAGCGAGGAGCAAGGCTTATTTATTTCAGGGTTGGAAATAAAAGAGAATCCAAGAACAAGTAAATCATCTAGGTTAGAAACCCTAGAACCACACTTTGCACAGGGTAAAATGTACATTACCCCTAATATGCCCGACCTTAAAAATGAATTATTACTATATCCTCGAAGTAAACATGATGACCTTTTAGATGGATTATTCTATGCAATGAAAGGAAATTATGTTCCTTATCATTCAACAAACGACCTAAAGCCTCAGCACTCTGAGGTAGATTACTTGCAAAATGACCATGATTGGTTGTTAGCTTGAAACTAATCGCCCTATATTGCGTCTATATAAGCAATTACGTAATTTAGCTAAAGTAGGTAAATGGGTCAAAAAAATTCAGAATGTTTAAAAAGCGAAGAATTACTACGAGAGTATTCTTCCGCTAGAGCAAAGTGGGCAAAACAAGCCATAGAAGATGATGAATTCCGCAATGGAATGCAATGGACAAAACAACAAGTTGATACGCTCCGTTCACGAGCGCAAGAACCTCTCGTAGTTAATGTTCTACATCCAGCAGTTGAGCAAGCAAAAGCGATGCTTACTGCTAACCAACCTCGTTTCCAATCCACAGGTAGAGAAGATTCAGATACTAAGACAGGTAAAGTCTTTTCTGATTTAATGTCTTGGGTATGGGATTATTCAAATGGCAACAACGAACTTAAAATTGTAATTGATGACTATTACGTAAAAGGCATGGGGTGCATGATGGTTTATTATGACCCCAATGATGACTATGGGAAGGGTGAAATCCGATTAAAAGCAATTGACCCGCTTAATGTATATATAGACCCGAGTTCCCAAAGTCCAATTATTGAAGATTCATCCCATGTCCTAGTTTCTAAAATACATCCAGAGTCTCAATTAGTTAAAGAATTTCCTGAGTATGAAGAAGAAATTAAAAGAGCTACTGAATCTGTAGTTGCTCCATCTGAAGGAACATCTAGAGAAGCATTGGAAGACCAAGTAATTACTAGAAGTGAACTAGATTCATTTCGGACTTCATCTAAGGATGAGCGTTATTTAGAAGTTATTGAAAGATATACAAAAATTAAGGTTCCTCACTATAGAACGTATGACCCACATTCAAATAGTGAGAAAATATTAACTGAGGAAAAATACGAAGAGTATAGAAATCAACCTGCTTTTATAGTAACCAATGCACAAGGTTCTCAAGTTGTTACGAATCCAGAACAAGTTGGTATGAACTTAAGTATATATAAAGAGTATGGTGCTGTTTATCATGAAATGCAAAACCCAATGACGGGTGAGTCTTATCTCATGAGTGGAGTAGAGCATCCTGAATCAATACCTCAATCGACTGTAGAACTAAAATTAATGACTATAGCCGAATTAATTGATTCAGAAGAAATTGTAGCTAATGAAATATCTATAAATAGAATAAAGCAATGTGTATGTGTAGGTGGGGAATATCTATACTCAACTATAATGCCTATTGAAAACTATCCAATAGTTACTTTTATGAATAGACACAATAGAAACCCATTCCCACTTTCCGATATTAGACTAGTTAAAGGTCTACAGGAGTATATTAATAAGCTACGTTCATTAATGATTGCACATGCATCTTCATCTACAAATACAAAGTTACTAGTACCTCGTGGTTCTATTAATAAAGCTCAGCTAGAGACTGAATGGTCACGTGCAGGTACAGGGGTATTAGAGTTTGACCCTGAATTAGGACAACCTATTTCAATGGCACCTATGCCTTTACCTAATGAACTGTATAAAAATGAAGCAGACGCTCGTGCTGACGTAGAAAGAATATTGGGATTATATGCAATTATGCAAGGTGATGCATCTCAAATGCCTAATACATATAAAGGGACTATAGCAATTGATGAGTATGGTCAAAGAAGGATTAAAAGTAAAAGAGATGATATCGAGTTTGGATTAAATATTGTAGCTAAAATTGTAGTCGAATTAATTCAAGCTACTTATACTTCTCATAAAGTTTTAAGATTATTACAGCCTAATTCTAAAGCAAAAGAATTATCTATAAATATTCCTTTATATGATGAAGTAAGTGGTGATTTCTTAGGGAAGCTAAATGATGTAACGGTTGGTCGATATGATGTAGTAGTTGTATCAGGCTCTACATTGCCATCAAATAGATGGGCAAGATTTGAATATTATATGCAGTTATATGAAAAAGGTTTAATAGACCAAATAGAAGTTTTAAAGCAAACAGACGTTGCTGATTTGGAAGGCGTACTAGAGCGTTCCTCTCAAATGTCTAAAATGCAACAACAAATAACAGGTTTAACTGACCAAGTAAAAGACTTGGAAGGTGACTTGCAAACTTCTCAAAGAGAGTTACAACACGCAAGACAACGTGTTGAATTAGAGAAGTTTAAAGCAGAACTTGACAAATCGTCGACAAAAGCTCAAGCTACAGAAACAGTGTTTAAAGCAAGAGCAAGTGACGAAGTGAAGAAGCTACGAGAAACGGTTGCTGAGCAAGAAGCTACAAACCGTAACATAACTCCACTAAAGGAATAAGATGGAAGAACAAAACGCAAGCAATGCTGATATGAGTGTTTTTGACAGCTCAGAGACTTTAGCACAGGAAGCTCCGCTTACTGAAGCTACGGTAGAGACTGTAACTGGCGAACAGATGCAAGAAGCACCTGTGGACACTCAACAATCAATTGCCCAAGACCCAATAGTTCAAACTACCACTGAGGAGGTAGTTGCTGAACCTCAGTCAGAAAGAGACGACCCAAATAGAATAGCATATTGGCAAAGCCAAACCGACTTGGTGAAGAATGATAACACTAAACTAGCACAAGAACTTCAGATGTATCAGAATCTTGTAGGTAGAATGAGTGAAAAACAATCAGCACAAGTTGGAACCCCTGCTCAACCTCAACCAGAGCAGGTTCCAATAAGTCAACCGAGTAAGCCAAATAGTTATAATGAAGTCGATGCATATAACGACCCTGATAGCGATTCGTTTCAATATCGTTTAGCCAAGGAAGAATATAACGATTCACGTTTTGACCAAGTTCTTGGTGCTATGCAACAGCAGGAAACTGCGAGACAGCAAGAAGTAGCACAACAACAAGAGCAAATGGTCGTCAACCAAGCCTACTCTCAAGTGAAGAACGGCTATGGTTGGGATGATGGTAAATCTGCCTCATTTGTAAAATGGGCGCAAAACCCTGCCAATGTAACCGTCGATGTTCTTGCTAAAGTGTATGAGATGCAAAACGCACCAAACACAGCGACAGTACAAGCACAAAACAAAGCAACGGAAATGAGACAAGCGGGGGAACGCTTACAAGTACCACGAACTACTTCGGTAACTACTGGACAAGCGGAACCTCAACAGTCTGACCAAGATATGTTTAATGCTGGGTTACTATCGCATAGTAGAGTAAGGAAATAATAATGTCGGTTAAAAACCTACAAGCGTCTGGTGTCCTCTACACAGACCGTCGGGATTTCTACATCGACCCACAAGTTGTTAAAGAACTTTGGACTGATGTAGCTCCTTTTACTACGGTTCTGTCTACGAGAGAAACTAGACAAATTAAAGACCCCATGTTCAAAATGTTTGAACATAGAAATCCATGGGTCAAACAAAAAATGGTAAACAATGGAAGCACTGCAACTATTGCAGATGGTGATTCCAATTCAGCATCAATTGCTATTGATGGTATTGAAAACCTCCCCGCAACTATAGATTCATCTTATCATGGTCTAGAAATTGAGGTGTGGAATTCAGCCGAAACCACAAAACGAGGCGTAGCTCTAATTGTAGCTAACGCTGACGGAACCCATGTCAACATTAAAAATATGAGTACAACTGCGTTTACGTTAGTTGACAATGATGTTTTTCATGTTATTGGTAACGCACGTGGTGAAGGTACTTCATCTCCAGAAGCATGGGCTGACGAGTTAAAAGTTGTTTACAACTCTTCTCAAATTTTCAAAACACCTTTGGAAATTACAGGAACTCTTCACGCCGCCGCTCTCCGAGGAGAAAACTCTGAATTAGCTAGACTGAGACTACAGAAATCTCAAGAACATAAAATGCAGAAGGAAAAAGCATTTTTATTCGGGCAAAATGTAGCAGGTACTAACCTTGGTGGTGCAGACACTTTCGCCGATACGCATCGTACTGATGCCGATGGTAAAGTAGTTCGTTCAACTATGGGACTTGTATCAGCAGTCGAGAAATACGGAAATTCATCTGGTGATGACCAGAACATTTTCACAGTCGCATCTAGTTCTTATACTTATAGCGATTTTGTTGATGACATGGAAAAAGTATTCCAGTACGTACCAGAAAGCGGAACTAAAATCGCATTCTGTGGTGCAGGTGCTTTATCTTACTGGTCTAAGATAGATGGAACTAACGGTGTTGCAGGTAAATCAGGATGGAGTACTCAATTGAGTCCTTCAACACGTGATTCACTTGGATTCAATTACCGTATGTTAGAGACTCCTCATGGAATGATAAAGCTGGTTCCAACACCTGCTTTAAGGGGACCTTATAACAAATACATGGTAGTGATTTCAGATGAAAATCTGTTTCATGCACAATATCGTGCGCCTTTATATCAAACATCTGTAAAGACTGATAACGCCTATGACGGTGTTAAAGACCAATACATGTCTGATGAAGGTATCGGTATTAGTTTGATTGAATCTCATAAGGTATTTAAGATTACCTAATGAGTGATTTTAAAACTCAAGTCGAAGATATAGTCGGGGCAACTATTGCAGATGCCTCGGCTATTGCCGACTTTCTAACCGCATCTGCACGGGAAGTTGCAGATATGTTACCAGACAGAGCTTTAATGTTGAATGCTTTAGTAAATGAAGATACTGTAGATGGTAACGGATATACTGCTAGTAATCAAAAGATTTTTTATGTTTCAAGAAATGGTCGAGTTTCGACAGAAGTTCCATATGGCTTATCAGCTCAAATAGCAGTATCTAGCGGAAGTATCCACGAAAGTACAGTACGTACTCCCTTTCATTATTATAAAGGTCAATATTTATATATTCATCCAGCTCCTACAAGTTCTGAAAAAGGACAAGTGTTTTCTTTTACCTATCCAACATTTGCAAGTACAGCTGTAAGCGGTTTAGATATATTAGATTCTGATATTCCAAATTTTCCAAACAATGCAGAGTTCGCAGTTGTTTTAGGTGGTGCATGTAAATATTTTATGCGAATGATTTCTGATGCAAGAGAAACTATACCAAGCTTATTAGACATTGATGACCTTTCTATATCAACCACAGCTCCAAGTCCTCCAACGTTAGTTGACAACAGCGTTACTTTTAATGCTAATGTTCCTAGCTATACTCCTCCAGAATTAACTGTTGATATAGCTCAATTTGAAACATTTTTAGAAACGGATGAAGATGCAGAATTAGCTCAAGTTCAATTAGGAAGAATAAATACAGAGTTGCAAGAATATCAATCGAAAGTTCAAAACTCTTTAAATGAGTTTAATGAATCAAATGTTGTTTACCAAGCAAGTTTGCAAGTCGCAATGCAAGATGCTCAATTAAGTTCTAAAGATGACGCTGAACAATTAAATAAATATGCACAAGAAATTGGTGCTTTTTCAGCTGAGGTAAACAAAGAGGTTCAAGAATATCAAGCTAACTTAGCTCAAAAAATTCAAGAGGCAAGCACAAATCTATCAAACGTAACATCTGAAATTAATGTATTAAATAGTCAATACACTATGTGCGAGCAAAAATATCAAAATGAAATAAAAAGATTAAGTGGAAGAAGGGAATAGTAAAAGACAATGGCTGATTCAATTAAATATTCAATAAGCGCAAAACCTATAGAGACGATATCAGCAGACCAAGGTACTATTAAAGTTGTTTCTACTGAAATTAAAAAGAACTTAGGTGGAAGTGGTGAGGTTGCTTTATCAACAAACTACGCAACAATAACAAACTCTACCCATGGGTACACTAATGGCGTTCCTTATTATTTAAAAGCAGAAAAAGTAGCCTTTACTGCATTTCCTACCTTAGCATCTGTAAAATTTATATTTATAAAGCATAGTGGATTTGAAGGTTCAACAAGTGGAGCAAAAAGTGACACTAGAAATACAACTGATTATTTAACTATTACAGCAAACAGTTCGGATACTGCTATAATAGCAATATTAAAACCAGAAGAATCTATTGCCCTGCCTGTAAGAGGTGGAGCAACACTTCAGTCTTTTAGGCATAAAAGCACCAACTCAGGTGGTTCAAGCTCTGGTTCTAATACTATTGCTATAGAATTTTTAGGATTAATATGACACAAGAACAAATGATAGAATCAGTAAAGCAACATCACCCAGAAATTTCAGAGGTGCAAATAAGATTTTGGCTAAACCAAGCTCAAAAAGAATTTGGTAGACGGACAAGAATAATGGAAGGCACAGCTACCTTTGATACTGTAGCTAACCAGCGTTATTATTCGTTTTCTTCTATTAGTTCTTTGTTAGAAGAAGTTGCAGAATTATGGTTTGACGGTTGGAGTATTTCAAGATTACATACAAGACCTAGCAAAAGAGATAGCTCATGAGTGAAAAATCAGAT